TCACACCAAGGTTCACGGGTATCAGGAGCTTCAGCACAAGCCAATCTGTACCATTTCAAACCTTCGTGAATCATGCCCAATTCTTCATGGGCTTTGCCCAATAATCGCATGGCATAGCACCGCTCATTAGGCCAAGTAGCTTCAGGCATAGCTAGATATCGATTTAAAGCCTCTATAGCCTCTTGCCAACGGGAATAGAACGTAAGTTCTCGTGCATGGTAAAAAGCGTTTCTAGGGCAGTGTGGGTCTTCTTTGATAGCCAACTCAAGTAAAGGCATATATTGCCCACGAGACTTTGTTGGATCAGGATGGTGGCTGACCAAAAGCATATCCGTATGGGCATAAATCTCTTGGGTTCTGCCATCAGGACGGGGATATTCATGGACGGGGTGATGCCAGTGATATCCATGTCTGTGGTGGATTTTCTCGTAAAAGAAAGATATTCCACTGCCCCAATCAAACTTGTATCTCAAACGAGTTGTTTCAGCAGTCCAAACCCGCTCAATCTCTTCCCGCCAACCTTCTTCCATAACCTCATCAAGGTCTAATGAAATACAGACATCAAAATCACGGGGGATCATGGCAAGAGCAGCATCCCTAGCTTTATCAAACCGCCAAGGGCTAATGCAAATATCATGCACTTTTGCGCCACATTCCAATGCTAATTTTACTGTGTCATCAGTAGAGCCTGTATCAGCAATCAAGATAAGGTCTGCATCTTTGGCAGAATCACAAAATCTTTGAACAAATTGTTCTTCATTTTTACTGATTGCATATACCGCTATTTTCATTGCTATTCCAATACTATTAAATCATCGTCATTGGCACATAATCAGGATTGTGAGGCCAATCTTTAAATGTTCTTGGCTCTGTAATTGTTGATGGCAAATCACGCAAAGTTTGACGATAGGTTGTCCACTCAGCTTTTTTAAGAATGGTGCAATCAGCAATCTGAGTCCAATCGCAAGCAATCAACAAAGCATTGCGTGTGGCTCTCAGTTGTGCCATTGCAGAATCTTTAGCTGCTTGGATTTCTTCAGCATTCATATCTGCCACTTGAACGACAGAAACAAACTCACCATCGTCATAAGGTGCACATGAAACTAACTTTTGAGTCAGACTGTCATGGTCTTTGAAAGCATTGACCTTCTTAGCATTGTTAGCCGCCAAAAATTCATCGCTTGGGCCATTGCTGTTAAATGATGTATTGGCAAACAGTTCACGATAATCGCCTACTGTAATGGGGCTAGTTAAGATTGCAATTTGCATAATAGTTCCTTAGACGGGGCCTGTATTTGGGAATGCCGCAGTAGGCGGTGTAAATGTTGTGGTATATCGGGCATAGCCATTTGTGATTCGTAAATCATCTATATATCCGCTAAATTTTGTTGTTGAAGTAAAACTTAGTGCAACACCAATTGCATTGTTTGTGTCGGAAAAATTAGCAGATGATGTGGCAGTTCCACCCGAAACACCACCTACATAAATAGTTAATGTTGACCCACTTCTGACGAGCGCAACATGAGTCCAAGTAGAAGTGCTTACTAATTGAGTGCTTGTAAATAAAACTGCATTGTTGGTGTAAACATAAGGCGCACCAGTTACTGTGAGAGCAAAAGCAAGCCCCGTTGCAGAACTAGTTGTAGCCCTATTGTCAAAAATTACATCAGCATCTTTTAAAGACGGGAGGTAAACCCATGCTTCTATTGTAAAATTTCCAGCGCCTATTTTTGCCCCTGTAAATGTCAACCAACTATCAGTCCCATTAAAATACATTGACCCTGTTCCATACTTCACCACGCTTGTAGAAATCTGAGCACTGCCCACAGTTTCTAAGTTGTTAATCATGGCGTTGTCGTAGATTGCGCCATTGGTAAAATCGGTTAGTAAAGATGTACCTGATATGGCAGTCAGAGGTGAAGTTGGCGGTGTAAATGCCGCTGTGTAAACAGCCGTACCTTTAACAACACGCACATTTGACAATAAACCTTTGTAGTAGCAACCTGCACTTGTGTTATTTCCAAGCCATACCTCACCACCAATAGCAAGGTTTAATGAGGCAGATGTAGTTGCAGTACCAGCACTAACACCATTAACCCACAATGTAATTGTTGAACCACTGCGAGTAAACGCAACATGATACCAAGCGTTAGCTGCGTATGAGTTTGTGCTATTGATTACAGGGTCGCCAACAGAATTCCAATAAATACCAAATTTACTGCCTTGATATCTAATGTAAAAAGTACCTGTAGACCATCCATTTTTTGGGGCAAACATTGACGGGAAACTTGTTGATTGCGTATCAGGATAAACCCACATCTCAATAGTGCAGTCGCCAGTACCCATATCAAGCGCAGAACCACCACCATTTGAAATTGCTAAATAATCACTACCATCAAAGTACCCTGACCCACCAATCACGCTTGTTGAGTAGGCGGTAGAAGCACCAAATGGGTTAAAGCGTTGGACGCTTGTGCCTGTTGCTGTTATTGCAAATGCGTTACTACTGTTATCAACAAAACGATTGCTTTGACAAGTAAGCAATGTTGTACTCGTAATTGCAGTAAGTGGCGTTGTACTTGGCGTGAAAGTACTTGTATAAACAGAAGCATTTACACATCTTACATTGCTGATGTACCCATAAAAAGGTGAACCTGCACTTGTTTCAGCTCCAATTTTACGACCAGCAGTAGAATAATTTATAGAGTTTGAAGCAGTTGAGCCAACTTGCGTGCCATTTACAAAAAATTGCAAACTAGTTCCGCTTCTGTTAACGGCAATGTGATACCAAGTATTATTGACCCAAGTGTATGAAACTTCGTTGTCAATTGCAACAAAAGTTCTACCAATACCAAGTTTATTAGCGGCATTAACATTCATTCCAAAAAACATACCGCCACTTGTGTCATTTGAAATAACCATTTGCTGTGCGCTTACGTTTGTAGAATAAATCCACGCTTCAAGGCAAAAAGAACCACTACCTGAAGCGGTTGCACTTGCAATGTCTAAATAACTACTCCCATTAAAGTAGTTAGACCAATTAGACCCATAAGGCGAGAAAGAGCCTTGAGTTGGGTTGCCGTTGCGGGTAATGCTAAAAGCATTTGTACTGCTGTCTACAAATGTATTGTTCTGTGCGCCATTGGTCCCATCGCCATGTAAGAGTATGGTGACGTAATTAAATTGTGCGTCAGGCGCACTGCCAGTAGCTACTGAATTTGTTTTACTTGCTGCAAACATTGTCAGTCCTTATGGTGTGTAATTCTGACCAACAGTCGTGCCATACCAGTTTGTGCCATCAGCAAAAAATGAATAAATGTCTTGCTTAGATGCTGTGCTAGTAATTGTTGGTGCAGTTCCACCAGGCCATTTGACTGTTGACCAAGTGACTGTGCGTGAGCCTGTGGCATCTTGTTTTAAAAACATGATGAAAGATTTACCACTTGTTGCTGTCGGCATTGTTATTGTTGCATTGCCTGTCAGGGTAATAATTTGGACTGTTCCATTTGTTAAAGCAATAGTTATGGCCGTTGAACTATTAGCAGAATAAGGAGTTTCTACATAATTTGTAACAGTTGGATTAGTAAGGGCAGCATTTGTGCCAAACACCAAAGAACCTGAACCAGTTTCATCAGAAACAACTGTAATTAAATTTGCGCTTGTTGGCGTTGCTAACCAAGTTGCTACGTTAGTTCCAAGACCTGATACACCAGTGCTGATTGGCAAACCAGTTGCATTGGTCAAAGTAGCAGATGTTGGAGTACCAAGAATAGGCGTAACAAGTGTTGGTGAAGTAGCAAAAACAGCCGAGCCAGAACCTGTTTCGTCAGTTAAAGCCGTTGCTAAATTAGCAGAAGTAAATGAACCTAATGATGTGGCATTTCCGACTGAAGTAACTGCACCTGTTAAGTTGGCGTTTGTCGTAACAGTTCCTGCAGTTAAACCTGCCGCAGTTCCTGTAATGTTTGTGCCAACCAATGCGCTAGGAGTTCCAAGTGCAGGTGTTGTTAATGTTGGTGATGTAGATAAAACTACAGAGCCAGTACCAGTAGAAGTAGTTACGCCTGTACCACCATTAAGAACAGGCAAAGTACCATTTACGCCAACAGTTAAAGAAACAGTATTCTTTTCCCACAGACTTGTTGCACTATTCCAAACAATTGTCTGACCAGTGGTTGGGGACTGAGCAGACACATTATGGAGTTCATCAAGCTCATATCCGTTTTGCACTTTAACAAGTAATTTACCTTGTGTTGGGTGAGCATGAGCAACAACTGCCATGTATACCAAATGCTGTGGAGCATAAGGTTTGGTGGCCGTCAAAGTTCCTGCTGTAGTTGGGCTTAAATAAAGTTGCGCTCCATCGGTATAAGCTGATGTATCAAGATTAGCAACCAAACCAATTATGGTAACAAAACCATTAGCATTGTTTGCTATGTCAGCAGTAATCAAACCTAATGTTTGTGCTGATGTGGGATCACTTACAGCCAACGCTTTGGAAACAGTTGGAATTTGACCTGTAGCACCCGAAATATAAACCGCTGTACCTTTGGTAAGAGTTGCACCAGTAATGTTTCTTACTTGCTCTACTAATACAGATGCAGGAGAAGTTTGTGATACGGCAAGATCTACAGCACTACCAACTTGCGTAACAATAATAGATGCATCAGCAGAAGCAATAGTGCCAACTGCACCAAGACTTGTTAAAGCACCACCAGCAGTTGTAGCTCCAGTACCACCATTAAGAACAGGCAATGCAGTTCCACTGTATGCCAAAGCCAATGTGCCACTAGCAGTAATAGGATTTCCACTTACTGTAAAAATAGATGGCGCAGTTAAATCAACAGAAGTAACAGTGCCTGATCCTATTCCTGATGCGCCAGTGGGACCCGTGGGACCTGGCGTTGTAGAAACCGCACCTGTCGGACCCGTGGGTCCCGCTACAGTAGAAGCCGCACCCGTGGGGCCAGTAATTCCAACCGCACCTGTGGGGCCCGTAGGTCCGGCAACTGTTGAAGCCGCTCCTGTGGATCCAGTGGGGCCTGTGGGGCCTACACTACCTGTGGGTCCCGCAACTGTTGATGCGGTTCCTGTGGGTCCCGTGGCTCCAGTATTTCCTATACTTCCTGTGGGACCAACTGCGCCCGTGGGACCTGCCACTGTACTTGCGGCTCCTGTGGGTCCTGCGCTGCCTGTGGGGCCTGTGGGACCTTGAATACCAGGCGCAACCCAAGATGCAGGGACAGTCCAAGTTAATGTGGCCGTTGAGCGTGAATTAACAATAGAAATACAAGCCCAAACAACATTCGTTGGATTTGTGGGAGGCGCAGTTGTCCATCCTGCGGGAGGCACTCCTACATTGGTTGTAAAGTTCCATGAACCGCCTGTTGGCGTGGCTGGCGCAGTAGCAGATTCTTTAAAAATAAACCACTCAAAATATGTTCCACCAAAATTAACAGTGTTGCCATATAAGCCAATAGATTCAGAACTTCCGTAAATGCTTGTAGCCATAATTTTTCCTTACTTAAACGAATATCGGTAATTGCGAGGCTGAAATTCGGATGTCAAATGCTGATCACCACCAAGCCATTTACCTTTAAAGTTCTGATCTTGAATTAATCCATAAGCATCTTCAAATCTTGCATTCCATTTTTGGGCTTCTTCATTGTTTTTGTTCTTATCGTAATAAGCCCACAATGTGCCGTACATATACCCTTCAGGGAATGATGCAAGAGTGGCATTGTTTTGAACAATAGGTTCTAAAGTATCGCCTGTAGGTCCAAACAAAAATGGAAATGTGCGTTGATAGTAAGCTTTAATGCTGACATTTTCACCAGGGTTTGGCGTAAACACATAACGCTGACCAACTTCAGAAAATGAAGCCCGTATCACTCTTGGTACACCAAATGGACGAACATAAAGTTGGTCAATCATGCGTCTGCGAATGATTTCTCGGTCACCAACTCGGTCATAAATGATCCAAGGACCCATAGAGGCGGCAATAGTGCCTGGCTCAACTTCACTATTAGGTGTTTCTTGGAAAAACAAAATTGGCTT